AGCGGAGGCGGACTTCATGGCGGACCGCCACAAGATCGATCAACGTGCCGCGTCAATCGCGGAAAATTGGAACTTCGTCGGGGAACCGGCGCGGGCTGGCGTTCGGTCGCGGCATGGCGATGCCAGCGTCGCGGCGGCGCTGGCCGGGCAGGGCGGGCTGCGTCAGGCGCAACTGCCGCCGCCGGGTGACTGGACGATCTGGGCGATTTTGGCCGGGCGTGGTTTCGGCAAGACCCGCGCCGGGGCGGAATGGGTGCATGCGCTGGCGGCAGAGCCGGGGCGGCGCTTCGCGCTTGTCGGCGCGAGCCTCGATACGGTGCGCGCGGTGATGGTGGAGGGTGAATCGGGCCTGTTGGCGCGGGTGCCGCCCGGCGGCGATGTCACGTTCGTGCCCAGCCTCAAGCAGTTGACTTGGGCGAATGGTTCGCAGGCGCGGCTGTATTCGGGGGCTGAACCCGATGCACTGCGCGGTGGCCAGTTCGATTTTGCCTGGGGCGATGAATTCGCGCATTGGCCACGCGCCGAAGCGACGCTGATGAATTTGCGGTTGGCAACCCGGCTCGGGGTGCATCCCCGCCTGTTGCTGACGACGACACCGCTGCCGCGCGGCTGGTTGAAGGATCTGATCGCCGAACCCGATGTCGTGGTGACGCGCGGGGCGATGCACGACAATGCCGCCAATCTCGCGCCCGGCTTCATCGCCAATCTGCAGCGGCGCTTTGGCGGCACCGCCACCGGACGCCAGGAACTGGGCGGCGAGATTATCGACGATCTTGTCGATGCGCTGTGGACGCGGGCGCTGCTTGAACGCCAGCGGCGGGTCGAACTGCCCAATCTGGTGCGCATCATTATCGGGGTCGATCCGCCGGCAGGCGGGGCGCAAGGGGTGTGCGGCATCGTTGCTGTCGGCTTGACCGCCGATGGTCGCGGCCATGTTCTTGCTGATGCCAGCGTGGCCCGGGCGCGGCCCGAAGTCTGGGCGCGCGCCGTGGTGGCGACCGCCGAATATTGGGGCGCCGACCGCGTGATCGCCGAAGTCAATAATGGCGGTGACATGGTGTCGGCGGTGCTCAGATCGGTCAACACGGCGTTGCCGGTCACCGAAGTCCGCGCCGCGCGCGGCAAGGTGGCGCGCGCCGAGCCAGTGGCGAGCCTCTATGGCGAAGGACGGGTGTGCCATATAGGTGCATTTCCCGATCTTGAAGATCAGCTTTGCGGTTTCCTGTGCAGCGGCATTTATGCCGGGCCGGGGGCATCGCCCGACCGCGCCGATGCGCTGGTCTGGGCGCTGACCGCGCTGATGCTCGGCGACCGGCCGGCGGCGCCGGGGGTGCGCGCGTTGTAGCCGGGCTTTGGCCCCGTCGGGTCAAAGGAACGGCGCGGCAAGATGCGGCCCGAAAATCATGATTTGCAGGAGAAGCCGATGAAACTGCCTTTTTGGCGGACCAAGTCCGCAGCGCCTTTTTGGCGGACCAAGTCCGCAGCCTCGATCTCGCGGACCAAGTCCGCAGCGCCGAGCCCGCGCATCCCGAGCTGGGCGACGCCCTGGCAAGGGGGTGAGGCGCCGCGCAATTACGAGGCGCAGGTGCGCGAAAGCTTTTTGTCCAACCCGGTGGCATCGCGGGCAATCCGGCTTGTCGCCGAGGGGGCGGGCGGCGCGCCTTTGGTATCGAACCCGCCCGGCCACCCGGCGCTGGCGATGCTGGCAAGTGCCGGCTTCGGCGCGTCGGGGCCGGGGCTCCTCGAAACGCTGGCGGCGCAATTGCTGCTGCACGGCAATGCCTATGTCGAGGTGGCGGCTGGCCCCGATGGCCTGCCCGCCGCGCTGTTCGCGCTGCGCCCGGAACGGGTGACGGTGGAATCCGACAGGCGTGGCTGGCCGACGGGCTATCTTTATCGCGCCGGGGACATGCTCAGCCGCTACCCGGCCGAAACGCAGGGGGATTGCGCCGGGCTGCTGCATATCCGCAGCTTTCATCCGCTCGACGATCATTATGGCGCCGGCTGCCTGAATGCCGCGTCGGGGGCGGTTGCTGTCCATAATGCGGCGGCTAACTGGAACCGCTCGCTGCTTGATAATGCGGCGCGGCCGTCTGGCGCGCTGATCTATCAGCCCGGCGACGGCTCGGCGTTGAGCGGTGACCAGTTCGACCGGTTGAAAGCCGAAATGGAAGCGGCGTTCAGCGGCGCTGCCAATGCCGGGCGGCCGATGCTGCTTGACGGCGGGTTGAGCTGGCAACCGCTCAGTCTGACCCCGGCGGAAATGGATTTTGCCCGGGCGCGCGATACCGCGGCGCGCGAGATTGCACTGGCTTTCGGCGTGCCGCCGCTGCTGCTCGGCCTGCCCGGCGATGCGACCTATGCCAATTACAAGGAAGCCAATATCGCGCTGTGGCGGCTGACGCTGCTGCCGCTGACGGCGCGGATCCTGGGGGCGCTGTCGGCGCATCTGCAGGACTGGTGGCCGGGGCTGGTGCTCAGTGTCGATCGCGATGCGGTGCCGGCGCTGTCGGAAGACCGAGAGCGGCTGTGGTCGCAAGTGTCGGCAGCCGATTTTCTCACCGATATGGAAAAACGCGCCTTGCTCGGGCTGGAGGCTCGGCCATGACGACGATGCTGGAACGGTTGGTCGCCCAAGCCGAAGCCGAAGGCGCGACGCGGGTGACGCTGCGCGCGCTGGTCGAGGAAGCCTGCGAGATCGGCGCGGCGCGCGCGCTGCGCACGCTGGGCCTGATGGATGACAAGGCAGGGCCGGATATCATCGAGTTGCGCCAGCTGATCCAGGGCTGGCGCGACGCCAAGAAATCCGCCCTTATGGCGATGATCGCCTGGAGCGTACGCAGCGCGGTGGCGCTGCTGCTCATCGGGCTTGCCTATCGGCTCGACCTGATCACCCGCCTCAAACATTAGGAACGCCGGCATGACCGATCTGCGTATCGCTGGCTATGCCAGTGTTTTCGGCGTGCCCGACAGCGGTGGCGACATTGTGTTGCCGGGCGCCTTCGCCGATGCCGGCGCCGGCGTACCGCTGTTGTGGCAGCATGACAGCAAAGAACCCGTGGGGTTCGTTGAATCGTTGCGAGAAGATGGTCGCGGCCTGCGTGTCGTGGCACGCATCGTTGCGGCCGGGCGTGGTGAACAGGCGGCCCGGCTGGTCGCCGCCGGTGCCATCGACGGGCTGTCCTTTGGCTATCGCGTCAAGGAATCACGGCCCGACCGGGCGCGCGGGCTGCGCCAGCTCGCCCGGCTTGACCTGCTTGAAGTGTCGCTGGTGACCTTCCCGATGCAGCCGCTGGCACGGGTGCTCGGTTTTTCGACTTTGCCAGAAGGAGACGTTGCATGACCTATGAAACCAAGGCGGACGCGATTGAAACCGTGTTCGACACCGCAGCAGCAAGCGACAATGGCGCCGAAATCACGGCGCTGCGTGCCGAGATGGCGCGGCTGTCGTCGCTGGTGACGGCACGCGCCGTGGCGCGCCCGGCGCTGGCCGGCACCAAGGCGGACGCCGCCAAGCCGGATATTGCCGAAACCTGGCTGCGCCATGGCACGTTGCCGGGTGACGGCACCAAGGCGGCGAGCATCGGCGTCGGCCCCAAGGGCGGGGTGGCGGTGCCGGTCGAGATCGACACGGTGATCGACCGGGTGCTGCGCAGCGCCTCGCCAATCCGCAGCATTGCCCAGGTCGTCGATGTCGGCTCGGCAAACTATCGCAAGCTGATCACCACCAGCGGCGTCGTGTCGGGCTGGGTCAGCGAAACCGGGGCGCGGGTTGAAACCGATACCCCCGATTTTGCCGAGATCGCGCCGCCGATGGGCGAACTCTATGCCAATCCGGCGGCGAGCCAGGCCATGCTCGATGATGCCTTCTTCGATGTCGAAGCCTGGCTGGGCGGCGAGATCGGCCGTGAATTCGCCCGCGCCGAAGGGGTGGCCTTTGTGTCCGGCGACGGCGTCAACAAGCCGCGCGGTTTCCTGTCGGCACCGACCAGCACCGCCGATGATACGACGCGCGCTTTCGGCACGGTGCAGACCATCGCCGCCGGTGCGGCCGGCGGCTTTGCCGCGAGCAACCCGCAGGACCGGCTCATCGATCTCGTCCATGCGCTGGCGACCCCCTATCGCCAGGGCGCGGTGTTCGTGATGAATTCGGCAACGCTCGCCCGGGTCCGCAAGTTCAAGGATACCACCGGTGCCTTTCTGTGGCAGCCGGCGCTGACGGCGGACCAGCCGGCGACATTGCTCGGCTATCCGGTCGTCGAAGCCGCCGCCATGCCCGATGTCGCGCTCGACAGCCTGTCGATCGCCTTTGGCAATTTCCAGGCGGGCTATCTCATCGCCCAGCGCCGCGAGACGGTGGTGCTGCGCGATCCCTTCTCGAACAAGCCCTTCGTGCATTTCTACGCCACCAAGCGCGTTGGCGGCGCTGTCATCGACAGCCGGGCCATCAAGCTGATGAAATTCAACGCCTGATGCCGCCTCCAGGCCGGCGCCGCACGGGCGCCGGCCTGGCTTTTTCCCCAATCGAGATGAGGTCGCCATGCACAATTCCGCATCATGGGCGCCAGCGCGCGCCTGCGCCGCAGGGCAGGGCTGATGGCGACAGGTGATATCATCGCCTTCCAGATATCGGGCGCCGGCGCTTTGCCCAATGGGGGCAACATTGATGGCAATGGCGTCATCGCGCGCATCCGGCTTGAAGGGCTGGCGGGCAATATCGGTGGCAGTTATGACCTGTCGAAGCTGACGGGTAGCGGGGCAAGCCCGGGCTGGAACCGCGCCAGGACCTACAGCACAACCAATATTACCCGCGAAGTGGCGCTGACTGACAAGATCATCCGCCGTCCGTACCCGAGCGAGGCGCTGCGCATCGAGCAGGCGGTCGGCAGCGATCTCGACATCTACGCCTACCTGACCGAGGAATGGTTTGTCGCCGACACGCTGTCGAGCGTCAGCATCGCGGCGGGTTTCTACACCGGCAGCATCAGTTCCACCCTGACCGGCGCGGGCCTGACCAACAGCAGCAGCCGCGCTTACCGGATGCCGCAAATCAGTTGGGTCGGCCTTGAGCCGTGGCGGCGCATGACCGGCAGCGGCTTGACCGTTGAAGCAATCATCGACCATCACAATGCCCGCGACGGCCAGCCCGTCGCTGCGGTTGATTTCTATGTCAGCCGGTCCGGCACCACATCCACCGCTTCGACCAGCACGATGGTGCTGTCGGACGAAATCACCACGCCCTATCGACCCGGCGTGTTTCGCGCCACCGTGCCGGTCGGCGCGCTGACGCAAGGCGAGGGCGATCTGGGCGCGACGATCTATCCGTGGGTCGGCACCGCGACATGGGACACCAACAGTGCCGACTTTGAGACTTTCCCCTGCGTCGGCACGCCCAAACTTTATCCGGTCAACATCGACACCGATGGCAGCTATGCGCTTGCGGGGGCTTACATCTCCCACACGGCCGTGTTGATCGGAACCCCGACTATCGGCCTGCTGTCGGCTCTTGGCCCTTACGTCCCCGGCACGACACCGGCCTATGCCTCCGTTCAAACGCTCGCCAATGCGGCGCGGGCCTATAACAAGAACACCGCCAAGCGCGCCCGTGTTCACGATGACATGGCCGGGGTCTGGGCGGTTATCCCGTCTGGTTATAAATCACCGTTGCAGGCCGGTATCCACAGCCCGACAAACTATCCGCCGGGTCTGGGGTATTTCGGCATCACGCGCGAGGTTGGCTCGGCTATTTCGGATACCGGCCTGACGACCAATGCTCAAGCCCCCACGACATCAAGAACCCTGCCGTCCCGCACAATGCTTGATGGCATCGGTATTTTCCCCGGCGCGGCGGGTCTGACGCATACGGTGGTCGACGGCACCTCACTAGGCGCTTCGACCACGCAACAGACAAAAGCCGCTGCAATTTATCTGGTTGTCCGCGATTGCGCCGGCACCGGCAACGGAGACAACGCCAACGCAGTATTTTCGCGCTCTGGGTATCGCTGGCTGCACCGCAACAGCTTCACCAGTTTTGGCGACGATGTAATCATCAACAACGCCAGCCTGTTCGCCGGGCTGGTGCAGTTACACGGCTGCACGATCGACAATTCGGCGAACAGCAAAAGGGCCGATTGCAATGGCGCTTCGGTCATCGGCTGCCACCTGCCGCGCTGCACGCTGGTATCGCTGCCGGTTGGCGCCTCTCCCGAGATCAAGGGCCGCATGGTTCACAACGTCCGTATCGACAGCGATGATAGCGGCACGGCTGGCGTCACGGTCACGGCGGGCCATACGCGCGCCATCGGGGTGCGCGGCGAAAGCTGGGTCAACGTGCTGTTGCGCAAGGTACGCACCGGGGCGACGGCGGGTGTCCTGGGGGTTGGCGAAAGTCCGACATTCCAGCTTAGTTCGGATTATGCGACGGGGCCGGTCGATCAGCCCGCCGTCGCCAACGTCAACCGGGCCTATCTGAGCCTGGCCGGCGCGCGCGCCAACGGCCCGTATAACGAGGCGGCATCGACCCGTGTGCTCAAGGAAGTGCGCGACATCGGCATTGCTGCATCGCAGTTGAACACCAAGGCTGATACTTTTGCCGGCGCTGGCGGCGCTTCGGGCAACCGCACCGGCACTTTTGCCTATCGTTTCGGCAATGCCCGCTTTGGCATTGTTTCGGGTGACAGCAGCGCCAACAATGAAAGCGGCACCAGCCCGACTGCGTGGAATGGCGATGCCATGCCGCCGCTGTCGCAGGTCAATGTCGGTTATGGCAATTTGTGGGTCAACGACACGTCGCTGGCGGTTGGCAACAGCTTGGCCGCCGCCGGGGATTATGCGCCACGTGCAGCGCTGTTCGACCGCATTCCGGCCGGGCGCGCGGTGACGGGTTTCGATCTGCTGGGCAATGCGCGGCGCAATGATGGTTCCGGCGCGGCCGGGGCGATCGAGCGGGCCGACAGCCTTGTCGCGCCGGCATCGGTGCGGTCGGCGCAGTTCGCCGGTTCGCCCGGCCTGTCGGGGTCGGCGCTGCTGATGCCCGCCGGTGCCGCGCATGCCCAGCACGTGGCGGCATTGCTGCTGTCGTGGACGGGCGCCCTTGCACCGGCGAGTGCCGGCCACGGCCAGCGTGCAGCGCCGGCATCGGTTGCCTGGACCGCCACGCTGGCTGTCTTTGCGGCGTCCATGCCGAACCGCGCCATGGCATCGCTGTTGATGTCCGATGCGGTTGCCGAATGGCTGTTGCCGGTCACGTCCGCACATCCGCAACGGGCCGCTGCCGGCCGCATCATCGCCGGGCCTGTGGTGCCGGCAGTGCCCGCAGCACGCACGCTGGTACCCGATCGTATTGCAACGACTCTTTTTGTCTCGTGAAAGAAGGAAACTGACATGTCCAAGTTCGCAAGCAACGACGTCATCGACGGCAGCCTCAATATCGTCGCTGCCGCCACCCGCCTCATCGCGCTCAATGGCCAGCCAGCCAGCTTTGCCGCGGCCGACGCCGGCAAGCTGGTGCAGGCCGCGCTCGGCCCCGGCGATTTCAGCCTCGCGACCGGCGATGTGTCGGGCCGCAAGGTCATGATCGCTGCCAAGGCCAGCCTGGCTGTACTCGCGGCCGGCACCGCCGATCATATCGCGCTCCTCGATGTTGCCGGGTCGCGGCTACTGTACGTCACGACGTGCCCCGCGCAGGCGCTGGTTGTCGGTGGGCAGGTCAGTATTGCCGGCTGGTCGATCGAGATCGGTGCGCCGGTCTGATGCCCAGCGCACGGCCCGGACGGCCGGTTTTACCTGACAGCGAGGGAGGATGATCGGTGGCGATCTTCTTGAAGGACCCGATGGCAATGATCGATTTTGCCATCGACTGGTCGGCCAATGTGCCGGCCGGCCTAACACTGGTCGAATCCATCTGGGCGGTGAC